GTATATCTTATCACGAACCTTACGAACAACCGGAAGTATATTGGTAAGAAGTTAACCAAGTTCAGTAGAACAAAAGTGGTTAAAGGTAAGAAGAAGAAGGTTAAGGTAGATAGCGATTGGCAAACATATTGGTCCTCGTCTGAAGAACTTAAGAAAGACGTCTCAGATCTTGGAGAGAGTAATTTTCGTCGAGAGGTACTTCATTTCTGCTTGTCTAAGGGTGAAGCGAGTTACATAGAAGCTGCTGAACAGTTTAAGCAAAATGCACTACTCGATAACAGCTTCTATAACGGGATTATCAATTGTAAAATCCACAAGACTCATGTTAAGAACTTATGGATAAATAAAATATGCTAGAAACAATATGTGATGTGATGTTAGACGCTTACAAGCGCAACTGGATTACCAGTCGTGATGGTAATGTGAGTATTCGTCACCACGATAGGGATCATTTTTATATTACTCCAAGTGGTGTGCGTAAGCAGACACTACAACCAGATCAGTTTAAGAAGATTAAGATTGTAAACAGTTTTGAATACCGTCAGTTAGAGTACACAGACATCAGCGCCAAACTAACACCTAGTGGAGAGATTCCTCTACACTTTGGTTTACAAAGAGCAATGGGACAACATGCTGATGATGTCAGAGTTGTAGTCCATGTGCATCCCACATACTGTATTGCTGCCATGCATGCTGGTATTGATCTAAGCACTATCAGTAATGCATTTCCAGAACTAAATCGTTATACTAAAGTTGCGCCAAATGTTGGTGACGTGCCTCCTATCAGTCAAGAACTCGCCGATCAGTGTCATACAAACTTGAAGTTAGACAGTGACGGTAATATTGCATATGACATCGTAGGCATTAAAGGTCATGGAGTTGTTGCTATTGATACATCGCCGTGGCGTGCTTATGAGCATATCGAACGTCTTGAACATATTTGTAAAATAGTATTAGCATCTGCTAAGTATTAAATGATCTTATATGACGATGAGGTCTGGCCTCTAATAGAGGATGATGATCTTTGGATTTTTGACAAGTTGATACTATCACGTAAATTGGGAAATGTGTGTGGTCCTACTGGCGTACCAGTACCCAGCCCCAATCGGTATGTTGTCCGACCATGTGTCAATCTCATGGGGATGAGCAAGGGTGTTAGTATCGAGCACATTGACAACAGTACAGACCATCTTCCGGCAGGATACTTTTGGCAAGAAGTATTTGAGGGTAGACACTTATCAGTGGATTATAAAGACGGTCATCAGATCTTATGCACACAAGGATTCAGCAACACCGAAGATGTCACCAAATTCGATCGTTGGGTTGTTACTGATGATACACCGAATCTCCCTGATCTGATTAAGGACATTGTTGTTAAATATCCTACAGTGAACATTGAGATGATCGGTGGTAAGATTATCGAGGTTCATTTAAGAGGTAACTCAGACTTTGTCGATGGTGCCACAGAGATCATCCCGTTGTGGAAACGTGAGGGGTATACATTCGTTGATGATCCTGATGGAGATCGGATCGGATTCTTTAAAAAATATTAATACTAATGTAGTACTTGCAAAGTGTAGGAAACTACTGTATAATAGCATTATTGACACTTGAAATATACTCATGATTATACTTGACTACAACCAAATCGCTCTAAGCAACGTTATCGTACAAAAACTCGGCGAAGAAGATATGATTCGCCATATGATCCTCAACTCCATTAGATTATACAATAAGAAATTCGGGCCTGAGTACGGTCAGGTTGTTATTGCATCTGATGGTAAAAACAGTTGGCGTCGTGATGTGTTCCCGCAGTACAAAGGCGTTCGTAAGAAGAACCGTGATGCTTCTGCAACAGACTGGGGTGAGATCTTCCGCATCATGGATACGGTTCGCAATGAACTTAGAGACTATTCCCACTACAAAGTACTAAACCTTGATGGATGTGAGGGTGATGATATCATCGGCGCATTGGTAGAAAATACACAAGAGTTCGGTCAGCATGAACCAGTCATGATCGTGTCATCAGACACTGACTTTGTTCAGTTACATCGATATGACAATGTGAAACAATACTCCCCAATCCAAAAGAAATTTGTAACACAGAAGAACCCCAAGGCGTACTTCTTTGAGCATCTCATTCGAGGAGACTCTGGTGACGGTGTGCCTAACATTCTATCAGGCGATAATGTTCTAATGGATGGTATTCGCCAGAAACCTATCAGTGTAAAGAAACTTGATGAATGGATCCGTCATGCAGAAGACCTCAAATCAGTTATGCCTGAAGATGTCTATCGTAATTTTCAACGCAATAAGAAATTGATCGACTTGTCAGAAATGCCAAATGATATCAAGGAGAAAATTATAAATACATATGAAACTTACAAACTTCCACATAAAACGAGGTTTATGAGTTATCTAATCAACAAACGTTGTAAATTACTAATCGAATGTATAGAGGAATTCTATTAAATGGCAAAACTATTAACGATCCATGAGATTCTTACTCTGGTTCAAGAAGCACCCAATAAAGAAGCTAGGGTTGCTCTAATTAAGAAACATAATACGTTAGCCCTAAGAGACGTATTGAAAGGTGGTCTTGATGACAGTATCACTTGGATATTGCCTGCAGGAGCACCTCCATATCGCAAAGAGAACAAACAACCAGTCGGATTATCTCCGTCTACCTTATACAGACAGAGTCCTCGTCTACGATACTTTATCACAGGGGGTCCTGGAGAACGCTTAACTGCAGCTAAGCGTGAAAAACTTTTCATCGAAATCTTAGAGTCTATCCACCCATCGGAAGCAGAACTATTGATTGCGATGAAAGACAAACAACTGAAGAAGTTGTATCCGTGCCTAACCAAGTTATTGGTGAAGGCAGTTTTTCCCAATCTAATTGTGAAATAATTATAGGAGGGCAGGAAATACTATTCGTTATGAAAGTTTATTAACTCGAGAACAGGAGAACCTATGCCAAGAAGTCAAGTTGAAAGATTACGTCGCGATTCGAAAGAATTAACACATTATATCCAAAGGCTGAAGAAAGAAGGCAATCAACAGAAGGTTTATACAATGCTTAAAAAACGTGATTTTATCGAGAGACAATTATCTGACATGGAGGAGTATTCCTAAAAGCAATTGACTATTGCAAAGATCCTCGGGATGTGGTATAATATGCTATATTCCGAGGTTTCTTCCCTACACACTACATCATGAACATATTTTACTTAGACCCCCATCCCAAGCAATGTGCTGAACACCATTGCGACAAACATGTAGTCAAGATGATTCTTGAATACGCTCAACTACTGTCTACTGCTCATCGTGTACTCGATGGTGAACAGTCAACCGCACTGACCGCATCTGGTCGCAAACAAAAAGTCTGGAAACTAGAAGATCCTTCACTTGATGCTGCTTTGTATAAAGCGACTCATATGAATCATCCTTCTGCTGTATGGGCGCGACAGTCATACAAGAACTATGTACATCTGCATCAATTGTTCTATTACTTGTGTAAAGAGTATACCAATCGATATGGTAAAGTTCATGCCACCGAAAGATTAATGAGCGATTTGTATGCTCCTCCAGTCAATATCGATACTAAATCACCTTTCACAGATCCACCTCCTGCTATGCCAGACTACTGTAAAGTTCCGGGAAATTCTGTAGAGTCTTATCGCAAGTACTACATATATGAAAAGGCACGTTTTGCCAAATGGAAAACCAAAGAACCTCAATGGTTCGTAGAAGGATTAGCTAATGCCGATGTATAATTACCGTTGCAGCTCATGTGATGCAACATTTGATAAATTGACAAAGATCAGCGACCGCATGTGCGTAGAGAATGATCCGTGTCCTACATGTCTCACCGAGAATACCGTTAAGTATGAAATGAGTTCTCCTATGATCGTATCTAACGTAGGTAGTCTATTAGGTATGACCGATGGTGGATGGAAAGAGACCCTAAGTAAAATCAAGTCGGCGAATGTAATTAACAATATTAAAACATGAAAAAAGATCAACAATCTGTACTTACTACTGCTAAACCAACTAAGCTTCGCTTAGAGCACCTTGCATCTCTGGAACCCATTACAGATAACCAGAGAGTGGTATTCGATTTCTTTAAGAAAGAATATCACATGGTACTATCAGGATCTGCGGGTTCTGGTAAAACTTTCTTGTCTATGGCTCTTGCATTAGAACAAGTGTTGAATAAAGAATCTCCGTTTGATAAATTGATCATTGTACGTTCTGTAGTACCAACACGAGATATCGGATTTCTTCCCGGAACTAAAGAAGAAAAGGAAGACGTCTACACACAACCATATATCTCAATCGCTCACGAATTGTTTGAAGACAAGGGTGCATATGAGAAATTGGTTACTCAAGGTGCGTTGCAGTTCTTAACGACATCATACATTCGTGGTACAACTTTACGAAATGCTATCGTCCTTGTTGACGAGATGCAGAATTTGAACTTCCACGAATTAGATTCGGTCATCACTCGAGTGGGAGAGAACTGTCGATTTATTATGTGTGGGGATTACTATCAAACCGACTTCGAAAAGAAGGGTGATAAAGATGGTATCATTAAGTTCTTGAACATTCTAGATAATATGAAACGGTTCAAGCATGTAGAGTTTACATGGAAAGACATTGTACGTTCTGACCTTGTAAGAGAGTATATTGTAACTAAGGAGATGTTGGAAAGCAACAGCTAAGATATGGCTAAATTTAAGAGATTTGAAGAAGGAAAATCGCCGAAGGTGCGTGAACGCCGGCGAGAAGACTTTGATAAGTTCGAGTCGGTCGCCAGGCGTACCACTAAGAAAGACAAACAAATTTATAATGAAGACGGCACTGGTCGTCGAGGGCGAAAGACTTATTTTGACGAATCAGAAGATATTTGAACATCAACCGATTGATCTTGGTTATGACGATCTTATTACAGAGAACAGTGGTGGTGGACGTAAGTACGTAACTCCTAATGGAGATAAACTTCCTTCTATCACAACTGTACTAAGTATTCTCAGTGAGGACTCTATTCGTGAATGGAGAAATCGTGTAGGTGCTGAAGAAGCTAATAAGATATCTACTCGAGCATCTCGTAGGGGTACAGCGGTACATACGATATGTGAGAACTATGTCAACAACGACCCTGATTATAAGAAGGGCTTGATGCCTGATGTTCTAGCTACATTCAACACTATTAAACCTATACTAGATGAAAGAATTGGAATTGTATATGGACAAGAATTACCTCTATACTCTGAGTACCTTGGCATCGCCGGACGTGTGGACTGCGTTGCTCAGTTCGACGGGGTGCGTTCTATTATCGACTATAAGACAAGTCGCAGGGTAAAGACTGCTGACAAGATTCACAGTTACTTCATGCAGGAAGCTGCATATGCTGTTATGTGGGAGGAGCGAACTGGACTCCCTATTACTAATCTGGTAACAATTATTGCAGTAGATGATAATGATCCACTGGTGTTCAAAGAGCATCGTGATAATTGGATTCCAGAACTACAAAAAACCATCGCTGAATATAAACGGCGCAAACTATTCTTTGGAGCATAAGATGGATATTATTGAATTACTAAAAAGTTCGCAACAATCTCAGAAAGATTCATTCGTTGGACGCCCCATTGGGCATGTTCATGAGTTCTACTTGTCTGGTGAAATTATAAGCGCAGATAACTACACCGAATGGTTTGATACTATTCGTCATGCTGGTGAGAGTGATGTAGTTAAGATCTACATCAATAGTCCAGGAGGTGATCTATTCACGGCAATCCAGTTTATGCGTGTACTCGCTGAGACAGAGGCGACAGTTATCGCATCTGTTGAGGGTGCATGTATGTCTGCCGCAACAATGATCTTCCTATGTGCTGAGCAGTTCGAGGTCACGCCGCACTCTATGTTTATGTTCCATAACTACTCAGGTGGCACGTTCGGTAAGGGTGGAGAAATGATCGACCAACTGCAACATGAGCGTAAGTGGTCTGAGGGTCTATTGCGTGAGGTATATGCAGACTTCTTGAGTGAGGACGAAATCACTTCTATTCTGGATAACCGAGATATTTGGTTAGACGGCAAAGAGATCCTTGCACGGTTGACCAATAAAGTTGCGACTGCAAAGGCGAAATGGGAAGCTGCTCAAGCAGATGCTATTGCTGCTGAAGTCTCCCCTGAGGAGAAGATTTCTCCTGCGAAGAAGACAAATGTTGCAAAAAAACAACGAAATAATACTAAAAAATAAGAGGTTTCGGCTTGTAAACTCTCTTGGTCTATGGTATACTAGTATCATAGATTGAGAGGAAATAAGAATAAATTATGAAAAAAGTGTATACTGATCCCCGAAAAGTAATCCTAACTGATTGTGATGGTGTCCTACTTGATTGGGAATATAGTTTCAAAGTCTGGATGTTGCATCGTGGTTATGAAGTTGTGAATCCAGGAGAGTATAAGATGGGGGAGATGTTCGACATCTCTCAAGATACTGCTAAGTCTCTGATCCGTCAGTTCAATGAAAGTGCTGCGATTGGTTTCCTGCCTCCATTACGTGATGCAGTACACTATGTCCGAAAGTTGCATGAGAAGATGGGATATGTGTTTCACTGCCTGACTAGTCTAAGTGATGATCCTGCAGCTCAACGGTTGCGTCAAATGAACTTGGATAAAGTATTTGGTCCTGGAGTGTTTGAAGTTCTGGTCTGTGCTGACACTGGTGCAGACAAAGATACTATTCTAGAACCTTATCGCAATAGTGGATGTATCTGGGTTGAAGATAAACCTGAGAATGCTGAACTAGGTGTTGATATGGGGTTAAAGTCTATATTGATGGGACATGATCACAATGCATATTTCCGTGATGCTCGTATTCCACGAGTCTGGAAGTGGGAACATATCTACAACATGATCGAACTTTCTGAGATTGTAGAGGAGTAATATGTTCCTTGAGTATTGGATGATATTTGTTCTATTCGTGTTCTTATACTTCGCTCTTACCTCTGTATATTTTTCAGGATATAAGAATGGATTTGGCGAAGGCGGCGCATACGGTTATCTAAGAGCTTTGCAAGAAGTTCAACGTAAAGTTTATGAGGAAGAACAGAAGAATATAGAAAAATAATGCTTGTATTAGGTAACAAGGTATGTTATAATAGAAGCATAGTGCGGGATTAGTTTAATGGTAAAACAGCAGATTTCCAATCTTCGGTCAGGAGTTCGATTCTCCTATCCCGCTCCATATAAAAGTATATTGAAACATATTAACCTTTGAGTGCAGTCCGTAAGGATCAAGAGATAACTTCAAAGACCTCATATACCCAAGTTAGTATGTTTCAATATGGTATATTTTGGAGATTAGGCTACAAGGTGTGGCAGGGGACTGTAAATCCTCCGAGGAAACTCACGAATGGTTCGATTCCATTAGTCTCCACCAAAGAACCAGGACTGGTAGATCAGTTGGTTAGATTACTTGCCTGTCACGCAAGGGGTCGCGGGTTCGAGTCCCGTCCAGTCCGCCAAAATTTAGGAAGAGTGGCAGAGTGGTCGATTGCATCGGTCTTGAAAACCGACGAACCGAAAGGTTCCGTGAGTTCGAATCTCACCTCTTCCGCCAAGAACCCATGCAAGTGCCCGGAGATTAGGAGAGTCTGGTTAATCCGCTCGGTTTGGGACCGAGAAATCGTAGGTTCGAATCCTACATCTCCGACCAAAGATACTGCCGTGTGAAGGCAAGAGGGCGATGTCAATAAGTCCCTCACCTAATGCCATGCAAGCGAAGGGTATTTGTTGATTCCCTATATAATATCAACAACGGCAACGCAGAAGTCGGTTGAAGGCAATTTGTCAAAGAAGCATTGTTCCTCGATAGCTCAGTTGGTAGAGCGCCGGACTGTTAATCCGTAGGTCACTGGTTCGAGCCCAGTTCGAGGAGCCAAAGTTTTGCGGATGTGGCGTAATTGGTAGCCGCACCAGATTTAGGTTCTGGCGTTGAAAGACGTGGGGGTTCGAGTCCCTTCATCCGCACCATTTTTTTATAGTAGGAGATAGTGATGTCAGCAATAAAAGGTAAAGAAGAACGTCGTCGTGTATACAAAGGTACGGCGCAAAATGGCAGTAAAAGTGCCAGTGCAAAGAAGTCTCGTAAAGATCATAAAAAATATCGAGGTCAAGGTCGATAATAACGCTTGTAGTTTGATACAGTATATGGTATAATATACATTAAGAAACATCGCTGAATTAGCTCAGTTGGTAGAGCAACGGTCTTGTAAACCGTAGGTCGTCAGTTCGAATCCGACATTCAGCACCACTTTTATTATGGAGATTTAATCATGGCAAATCATGTTAACACAAACGTAGCATTTTATCGCATTAGTGATGAAGGTAACGCTAAATTTAAAGAGATCATGTCTCGAGTGCGTAAATCTGATCGTAATCATGAGTGGTTCGGTGATCTTTGGGTTGACGGAGAAGATGGTTCTCCGACATATGAAGAAACTGAAAAATACGATTGGACGTGTGATAATATTGGGCCTAAGTGGTGTCACTTTGATGAAGTTGATGAAGATTATTTCCGACTCATATCTGCATGGAGTTACCCTGAAGCCGGTTTGATATGGTTGGCTGAACAGATCGGTAAAGTAGACCCCTCAGTAGTTATGACGGCGACATTCGAAGATGAAATGCCAAACTTCTATGGCGTCGGGGTATTTACCGCTGATGGTTTGTATGATGCAGTACTAATTGAATATGACGAACTTGTCGACGATCTTCATGCAGAGTATGAAGAATTAAGAGAGTTGTATGATGATGAACTTGATGCTTCAGAACAATCTGACGAGTATGAAGAGATGTTCCGCGATTTGATGTGGGAACATATGACTGATAATCAAGATAGTACTATCAATAGTATCATCGAATGTATCATTGAAGAATAATTAACCAGCAGCGCCTGTAGCTCAGTTGGTCAGAGCAGTGGACTCATAATCCATTGGTCCTAGGTTCAAGTCCTAGTGGGCGCACCACACACAACACATAGGAGTTTATCATGAAAGTAGGGCACATAGTCCCAGACGTAATGTTTAAGACACGAGTTCGAGATGAATCTATCGGAGGAGATAACCCCTTCCGTTGGCAAGATCTATCTACCGTTCGGATCTTTAACAGCAAGAGAGTAGTCATCTTCTCACTACCTGGCGCATTCACCCCGACATGTTCAACGTATCAAGTTCCAGGATTTGAAGATGCGTATGATGAGATGCGAGCACTAGGTATCGATGAGGTGTATGTCGTATCAGTAAACGATACATTCGTCATGCGTAAATGGATGATCGATCAAGAAGTTGATAAGATCAAATTCATTCCTGACGGTAATGGTGAGTTTACTGAAGGCATGGGTATGTTAGTAGACAAACTCAACTTGGGTTTCGGTAAACGATCATGGCGTTATGCCGCTGTCGTGAATGATGGTAAAGTTGAGAAGTGGTTTGAAGAACCAGGCAAGTGTGATAACGCAATGGATGATCCTTACGGTGAAACATCTCCAGAAGCAGTTCTTACATATCTGGCAAGTAAGTTAGTATAATCTTCTCTGCCCTTAGCTCAGCTGGATAGAGCAACGCCCTTCTAAGGCGTGGGTCGTGCGTTCGAATCGCTCAGGGCAGGCCAAAACGAGTATAAGGGAGTATCACACTATGAATAAAGAAAAAACATTAGTGCATATCGACGCACTTAAGAGAAAATACGATGATCTGGATAAACAGATCACCGAGTCATTTCAGAACTATGGTGATAGTCACCTTATATTCGAAATGAAGCATAAGAAACTTGCGATCAAAGATCAGATCGAACAAGAGAAGATGCGATATCAGATGCTATGATAACTGCACACGTAGTGGGTAACGGTCCTAGTTGGGTAGACTTTAAACGTCTATCTGACCAGGACTTTGTCATTGGCTGTAATGTAACCAAAGTGCTAGATGCCGATGTTACCATGATGAGTGATATATCTCTGTGTAATCAGATACAGCATCATCGTCGGCATAATCGTAAACCTAAACTTCCAGATCTACCTCCAGTCATTGCAAATCCAGGAGTCGTGAAATGGTTAGATAATTCGATCAACGATTGTCATGGGATGACTGTTTATAGCACATACCGTAGACCGGAAGGAGTTCGATCTTTGGAAATGTCCTCTGCTCATTATGGTGTATTATGGTTAATCGATCATGGGTACACCGACATTCATGTATGGGGTATAGATTCATACTTTGTGAATCACACTCACTCATACACCGATAAGATTAAGATATCTAAAATAAAAAAAGACCCTGTTCGGGTCTCTGAAGTTGCTTATGGCTGGAAAGATAAGTGGGATGAAATAATGAAGGGTAATCCACAAGTACAGATTACCCTTCATGCTCCTATAGATTATTCCTAAGTCAATTTGTATATATATGCAATACCAGAATTAGTAGCATAATAATCTTCAAATACCGCAGTCACTCCTATATAATTACCTGATATAGCAACATCAGAACCAAACTGATCATCCCCAGCACTGGGATTATCTAGAGTTTCAATTAATGTACCATTAGTTACATCAAAGATATATGCCTTGCCAGAACGGTACGAAGGACTACTTACACTTCCGGCCGAGGCAACAGCATATGTTCCAGATATATCGACGTTTAGCCCGAAATAATCAGAGAGACCACTTCCATCTGAATTAGGGTTACTTATCGAATGTAATAAAATAGCATCACTCCAGTCTCCGGAAGTTGTTCTATAGATATATACTTTACCATAGTACCCTCCGGCACTACCGTCGCCGTGGGCCCCGACAATTAAATAATTGCCGGAGATTGCCACCGCCCCTCCGAAAACTCCGAATGCAGTTTGATTATCTAGAGTTTTAATTAATGTGCCATTGATGATATCAAAAATATATGCTTTGCCATCAGCTTCTTTAGGAGCTCCGATAATAGCATAGTTGCCGGAGATTGCCACCGACCATCCGAATCGATCTCCGGTTGGCGTAGCACTTGGATTGTCTATAGTAGAAACCAAGTTTCCAGTAGACATATCGAAAACATGTACTCTTCCTGACTCAGATCCACCGACATCACCGTCACCCCAGGCTCCGACAATTAAATAAATTCCAGATATTCTTAATGAATGGCCGAAGTAATCGTATTCCTTTGTTTGAGCTGGGTTTTGAATAGTATAAAGCAAATTCCCGCTGGTAACATCATACACTCTAACGACACCTGCATATAGTTCTGCTGTTACTGGATCTGGTTCTGAATGTGATCCTACTGCTGCATAATTACCTTCTATGTCAGACCTATATCCAAAATTAGGAAAACTTCCTCCCATGGAGGAATCTCCTAATGTATGTACCAATTGCCAATTTGTCATATCAAAAATATGAGCTCTTCCCTTACTAGAAGAACCTTCATATCTTGCGCCAATAAGTGCATATTTTCCTGATATACTGATTGAGTCGCCGAATCTTCCGTCTGTAGCCGGAATGGGGCTACCAATAGTTTGAGCTAGAGTAGCAGTTGGATTACCATCCCACTCGCGATATTCTGCATTACTTGGAAAAGATCTACCAGAACCCCACATAATTCGCACCGCACCACTAGAACCTGCGCTAATTCCATAATCATTTCTTGCTGGTCCACCCCCACCATATTTTTGTTTATTACTAACTATAACTTGATTATTACCGTCTCTCTCAGAAACCCATAGTTGCGGGCCATATTGTTGTCCGTCTCCGGCGCTGCCGCTTGATGCCCTATATGTGCCACCACTAGTAGATATGTATCCAGGGGGTCTTCCGAATACACCAGTTCCGCCACCAGCACCAGCTCTACCTATAATAGACGCAGTACCTAAAAGCATTCCACCACCAGCACCGGAATATGTCCCACCTCCTCCGTCGCGCTTAGAGAAGTCGCTGACAGTACTAGTACTACCTCCACCAAATCCCCCTTCCAGGCCATAACCACCGGCACCAGAGCCGCCACCTGCTTTGCCGTTGTTATATGTGCGGTCCATTACAATTCCTGTTCCACCGTTTCCTCCGCCGTCTCCAGTATAAGTTCCGCCAGCGCCGCCGGTAACATCTGCAGATCCGGTCTGATTGTTTCCTCGTATGCCGCGGCCGCCAAAGACAGTGGCAGAACTGATGAAATAACTATCTCCACCACTGCCAGCACTTATTCCGCCGGATCCAACTACTACAGTATAAGTCTCTCCAGGAGTCACTGCAATATTATTTTTATATCCCAGTCCTCCCCCTCCTCCTCCGGTCCCGCCTTGCGTGGCGCCATACCAAGTTCTGCCGCCACCGCCGCCGCCGATGGCGACTGTCGATACGCTAGTAACTCCTGCTGGACATGTCCAAGAATATGCTCCTGGAATCTCGTATACCGCTTCACCAACTGCAGAAGTTGTGTCATCGATCGTTACCTGAACTGATACATTTAAGCTATCCACTGTCATCGTGATAGTTTCTACTTCTACAACATCGTCTCTAGCTAATATGATAGTTACGTTAGCACTTTCTACACTATTAAGCGTAAAGTTTCCTGTTAGTGTACCATAGAATAAGTCACTCTGAGATATACCAGTTATGGTATATGGATAGGTGGTTCCTTCAACGCCGTCAGGTACGTATAATGTAAAATGAACTTCATCTCCCTCTTCGACAACCGGCATGTTTGCAGAGAGAATTGTTCCATTCCTAGATGCAGCTCCCGAAGCTATCGCTGTGTTCGCCAATGATGTTAATAACGACATATTATACAGCACCTCCGTAGGTAGTAGTGATAGCTAAGACTTTCCATACACTATTAGTTCGGACTAATGTAAATGTGAACTG